CAGGTCTTGTAGAAGTCGCACATCTTACAGACCCAATTCGCCGGGTCGGCGCTTAGGCGTTCAGGCGGCGTTGACCGCGCAATGATATACGTCGCCCGCGTCTGTAGCGCCTTAGCATCGGCCTCGTTGTAGTGGACCCACTCGACGTAAATCTCATCGGTGTCCTTGTTGACGGCGAAATACAGGGCTCGCTCGACGTTCATGAGCCCCATATAAGTCTGCATCTGTGCATAATGCTGCGGCTTGGCTGTCTCGACGCCCTTGCTCGCAACCTCATGATAGGACTTGGACCCGTGGGTTTTGACTTCAAGGATAGCCCAGGTCTTAGGCGCTTCGGGAAAGCCCCTCCCGATCCCGTCAATGGAGCCACCAAAATGACCCGACGCATCCCGGCATTCGATCTGCTTACCGCTATCCTCGGTATGCAGTTCAACGCCTATCCCGCGCAATTCCTCGTAAACACGCGGCTCCTCGCGCTTGCCCGTTCCGAATAGCCTTAGCAGGCGTCCGTTGAACGTAGGCAGATTGACCCACCGGAACACATACCAAAGGTAGCGGTCGCATTGGTGCCCGATCTGTGAGGCCCCCAGATGCTCTCTGTGTTCCTCCTTCTGTTGCTCATACCAAGCGTAAATCTCTTTCGCTGTGGTCCTCACAGGCTCGGGCACCGCGACCATGCTTACTTCTCCCAGGGCTTCTTAGCGGAGCCCGTGGCGGTAGCCGGGGCAGGCTTGGCCGCAACACGCGGGGCCGATGACGCGGACGAATAGCCCATGACCCGGTTGCGCGTGGTGTCCTTGCGGTCGATGTCCAGCGTCAGGGTGAACGGAATCTCAAGCAGTTGATCCGTGTCCTTCAGCGGGACTTGGCCTAGCGCGGTGGCAAGCTGATTAAGCTGCGACCGGGCGATTTGGACCGTCTGTTCGGACGGGTTGTTGATGTTCAGGCGTTCCCAAATCTTGCGACCGGAAAAGTCCCCGTCCATGATTTCGATGGTGAGTTCGATATACTCCCCGTTGCCCGCCTTGGTCGGCTTGACTTCGGTGGAAGTCACGCAGGCGGTGTAGTCGCCGGGAGGCAGCGGGTCCCAACCAGAGCGGACGGGCTGTGCCTCATAGGCGGTAACGTCAAAGTCGATTGCAGGCATGGTTTTCTGGTTCCTTAGTTGATTGCGGCTTCAAATTCGTCCCAGGCCATAGGGATATGGTCGGGAAGGCTATAGCGGTTTTTCGCCATGTAGGCGGGGCGCTCGTTTGTGTAGAGCAACCTTTCGCCGGTCGAAATTCCGCGATTGCTGGTTTTGGAAAACCCAACGTCGTCTTTCTTCACGAGCGTCTTGTAGTTCCCAAATAGCACCGCGTCAGCCCACTCACGCAGGATGGCGCTAGAGCGGTCCTGTAGCTTCGGCTGGTAGCGGTCATAGGGCTCGACTTCGGGGCTGTCGAAACGCTTGATGGCGCAATGCGCGATCACGATGACGGCCATCTTGCGGTCATTGCGGAGAGCGTTGAGGCCGTCCAGAATTTCCCGCCAGCGGTTCGTCACCAACACCGCGCCCTTACCATAAGCGAGGTCTTTGGCGTCATGCTTGGCTTCGACTTCCTGCCATATCATGTTCTCAAGCCAATCGGCTGAGTCCAAGACCACGGTGCGGAATTCATGGGCCTCGCTGTAGAGCGTCCCGATAGCCTCCAGAACGTCATTAGACGAACGGGCAATCGGGAAGTGATCGACCTTAAGCGAGCCCAGGCCATCCTCGGTCAGAATGAAGATGGGGTTAGGCGCACCGGCTGCGAAGGTCGTCTTGCCGATCCCCTCAACGCCGTAGAGCATGACGCGAGGGGCGGCGATGGCTTCGGATTTGCGGATGGATTTGAGGTCAAACATTTTTGGCTGCGATCCTCTTTTCAAAATAGTCCAGAATGTCCAGCGTCTCGCGGGCCTTGACGGTGTCGGGGTATTTCTTGGCGACATGGGCGCGATATCCCGGGATCGTAAGCCAACGACACCCCGCCATGATCTTATGCACCCCGTCTTGAAGGCGGAACAGGCGGAAGTCGTAGCCGTCCATGCGCTCGGCGGCGGCGATAAGCGCGTTAAGGGTGTCGTCTTGGTATTTGGCACCACACAGGTCGGCACCGCGCAGGTAGGCACCGCGCAGGTAGGCACCGCTCAGGTCGGCACCGCTCAGGTCGGCACCGCTCAAGTTGGCACCGCTCAGGTAGGCACCGCTCAAGTTGGCACCGCTCAGGTCGGCACCGTGCAGGTCGGCATCGCGCAGGGTTCCGCCGTTCGCCCATGCGACGGCGGCGAGATAGATCATGTGCTTGCTCATGCGTTCAGGCTTTCGACGGTGATCCCGGTTTTGGCTGGCTTGACGGTGATGAATTGGGACATCTGGAGATACAGGTCGGGGCGCATTTCGCGGATTTTGCGGATTTGCGGTTCATTCAGTTTGGGCTCGTATTTGATGACTTGGAATTGCTCGGGCCATTGTTCGGTGAGTTCGTGCAGGGGCTCAAATTCGGCTTTGTATATCAGCTTTCCGACGACAGTGATTTTCTGCGTAGGCAGGGTGTGGGTTTCGCGGCCTTCTTCTTTGGCTCCGGTTATGGCGATGATTTCGGTTTCGATTGAGACGCGCAGGGCGTTGGCTTCAGTTTCGGCGGTCTTGGCTTTCACCCATGCGGAGGCAAGGGCCTCCAGGGCTGTTTCTCGGTTTGACATTGGTTTCTCCTTCCAATGAGAGCGACCCTACGCTGACAGGCTTGTGGCTGGCAAGAGGTTTTTTTGCACAAATCGCTATTGCAGAAAATGCGCTTCCGGGCCTAGTGTGTGTGACAAGGAGATTTCCCCCATGAATTCGATCCGAGGGCGTGAACAGCCCGCTTACGATGTTGTCACTATGCTCGGCGGCGTCACCAAAGCCGCGACCATCTTGCATACCTATCCATCTACCGTATCGCGGTGGTTGCAACCGACAAGTAAAAAGGGTTCGGGCGGTAAGGTTCCGCTTAAGTATTGGAAGCCCATCCTAGATTATGCAGAGCAACACAAAATAAAGATTAGCCTTGAAACGCTGTTCAAGGGTTAACCCGTGGACAACAGCGAGTTCCTGCAACACGTCTATGGCGACCTGGGCGACGGCTACGGCTGGACGACTAGCTTTCGCGCCGATCCGAATGCCGCCGATGTCACCATGTGGGGCGGTAAGGCATGGCGGGCAACTGAGGCCCAACAGCGGCTAATCAACAGCCGGTCGGAAGATAACAATTTCTTCTGCGTCTCTGCCATGAAGGGCAAGGAAATCGCCCGACGTAAAGCCCACTTTGACAGGCTATGCGTTCTGGTGGCCGATGATGCCGACATGAACGGCTTGGGGGCACACCCTACATACGTGATCGAAACGTCGCCGGGGAAATACCAGATTGGATGCCTGATCGACGCGGATGATCCCGATGCCCGCGACCCCGCATTGATCGACCGCATCATGCAGGCAATGGCCCTGGACGGTCTCGTTAAGGCCGATGCGTCCGGTAACAATCTGATCCGGTATGTCAGGCTCCCTCAAGGCGCTAATACCAAGAAGCGGCCAAGCGGTGCCTTTGCGGCGCAACTGCGGCAATTTGACGCACAACGGGTTTATAGCCTGGAAGACGCCTGTATGGTGTTCGGCATCAACCTTGACCTTTTGCGGTCGGACACGGTGGTCCCGCTACGACGCGAACTGAAGCCCCGGTCCAATGCCGCACAGCTTGTCGAAGCCCTGGTTACGCCAAATCTGGATGAACGTAGCTACCATGACCCGCTGCTGAAACTGACCGCTAGGCTCACTAGCGAGGGCGTGAGGCCCGATACAACCGTCGAGATGGTCACAGGGCTCATGCAGGCTGGTAAGCCCGTTGAAGGGCCGGAATTGCGGCGTTGGGAGGCCCGTGTCCAAGAAATCCCACGGCTGGTGCATGGCGCACAGAAATTCGCCCCAGAGCCCGCTTTTGAGCCCGGAGAATTGATCCGCACGGCTAACGATGTTGGCCGGGAGTTTGAAGACATTGACTGGATCGTGGATGACCTGATCCCAGAGCAAGCCGTGGGGATGATTTTCGGTGCGTCGGGCACGTTCAAGTCGTTCATCGCCATCGACCTTTGCTGCCACATGGCAAACGGGATGGACTTCATAGGCAAGGAAACGCGCAAGGCCCCGGTCCTGTATCTGGCTTCCGAGGGCGGAGCGGGTATCTATCGACGCATTCAGGCGTGGCACAAGCACCACGGCTTGCCGATCTCGGATGATATTTGGCTAGTGACGACACCGCTTATTCTGACTGTGAAGGAGCAGCTTGAGGCGCTTGTCACGGCCATGCACCGAATGAAGGTGAAGCCCGCCCTGGTGGTGATCGACACACTATCGCAGACGTTCGCGGGCGATGAAAATTCATCGAATGACATTGCGTCCTATATCCGCGCTATCAATACGGACGTTCGCGCTCAATTTGGTTGCTCCGCTATCATCATCCATCACACCGGCCACAATGCGTCGGACAGGCCGCGTGGTTCGTCTGCGATGATGGCAAACCTAGACTTCCTGCTAGGCGTGTTTAAGCCCGATCCCGAAGCCCCAACGGCTCGCGTCATGGTGTCTAAGCAGAAGGACGGGGATAAGCTAGAGGACATGTATTTCACGATGGAACACATGCCGCTTGGCGTGAACAAGAAGGGCAAGCCCGCGTCGTCCCTGGTATCGACCTATAACGATGCGCTACGGGCGGCGGGCGGCAAGACGAGCAAGTATGACATTGTGCTTATGAACCTACTGGAAAGCGGCAAGATCGTGTCGGAGGACGACATGCGAAAGGCGATCAAGGAGGAAACGCAATGCAGCTTCGATACCGCCCGCCAGGGCGTTCGGCGCTCGCTCATGAAGCTAGTGAATGCTGGCTATGTTCGCCGCGCCGGGGCCGATGCTTGGAAGAAGGCATAAAAAGGCCCCGCCGCCTGGAGGAGAGACAGGCGACGGGGCAGCGAGGAAAATGTCTATCTCTCAACTCGCGGAGGTCTTTTATACGCTTTCGAGTCTCCCCGCAACGCCATTGCTCGCTTTATTTTGTTCTGGCTGACGGCCTTACGCATCGGCCCGCCGTCTTCCCACATTCTGTGAGCCCGCTCTTTACATAGGCGGCTAAATTCCTCGGGGTTGTCCTTAACCCACTGTTGCGCGGCCTTGGTGTTAGCTGTCGAATAGTCCTTTCGCAAAGCCACCAGGGCTTGATAATGCACCCTGTCGCCGCGCAGCTTGCCCTTGCTGGACTTTCTGCCTTTAGCCCGGCCTTCCGCCATCTGTTCCGGCGTTAGCCTGTGCTGGTTCGGACGCTTGTCCCTGGGTTTTAGATATCCCCACTCGAACATCTTTTTTCGCCTGTAGCCTGTAGATTCGACCTAGCACCGCGCTCCGGGTCTTGCCCATTTGTTGCGCGATCTGGCGGGCAGTATAGCCGTCTTGCCGTAGGGCGCAAAGGGTGGCGTCCTCCTGGGGTGTCCAAGATACCGGGCGACCGGCCATTTTAGTCTCCATACAAATCTTGTTGTTGGGCTTTAATTTCCCATCGCGAAGGGCATTGCGAGGCGTCCCACCGCGTAGCCATAGCCAAAGCAGAATTATGAATTAGGTGATGGTTGCGGGCTATGTCTGTGCTGTCTAAGCTGGAGAAGGGATAATGATGCAGGGCCAGTTGCATTCCCCGCAACATATGCAGCCAAGGAATGCGCTTATGGCGCTTCGCAAGTTCAT